GTAGAAATGCAGGTGGAGATTTTTCTACGTTAGAACCATCACCAACTATTTCTGGTGTTGATGTTACAGAAGTAGATAGTAATGCAGGTGGTAATCAAACTTTTGTTATTAGTGGTGCAAATTTTACAACAGGTGGAACAATAGCTTTTGTTGGAACATCTGCTCAATTTAATGCTACAACAACAACGCATAACTCTGGTACGCAACAAACAGCAGTCGCACCTAAAGCAAGTTTTTTAAATGCACAAGAACCTTATAAAATTAAATTTACCTCTGCTAGTGGAGTAGCAGGAACATCAGCAACAGGATTAATTAGTGTTGATACTGCACCGTCTTGGACAACAAATGCAGGTTCTTTAGGAACACTTTATGAGGGCGATACAGCAAATATATCTACATCAGCAACAGATGCAGATAGTGATACTATTGCTTATACTATTCAATCTGGTTCACTACCAACTGGATTAGGTTTAAATGGTTCAACTGGTGCTATTACTGGTACTACTGGAACTGTTAGTGCAGACACAACATCAAATTTTACATTAAGAGCAACTGCTAATTCTAAAACTGCTGATAGAGCATTTAGTATTGTTGTTAAAGATGCTTTAGAACAAGATAGTAATACACTAGCTTACTTTGATTTTGCTTCTGGCAAATCTTATGATGGTACTTCAACACTTCAAGATTTAACAAGTAGAAATAAAGATTTACCTTTTGGAAGTAATGTATCTCATAGCACAGCAAATGGTGGTGTTCTTGTAGGAAGCAGTAATCAGAATGTTCGTGCAACTGGTTTAACTGGTTCTGTGTCATCAATATCAATGGGAGTATGGGTAAAACTACAAGGTGTTACTTCTGGTAAAGGAGTTATTTATTATGGTGATACTGGTACAAACAATCACTTCTTTATTAGAGATGCAATTAATGGCGAGGCATATAACTTTGATATAGGTAAAGATATAAGTGGTTCAGATACTTGGACAAGAAGTAAATATAATGGAAATGATATGAACGATTACATTACCTCTGTTAGTGGTTATGCAAATAAATTTTGGTATTATGTAGTTCGTATTGATAGTAATGGTCATGTTACAACATCACTTAATAAATCAACTTTTGAAACTACTATTTCAACAGGTGGTGGTACTATTAATGGTCATAGTAGTGGTCAATTTGGAATATTTGGCGACCCTTATGATGACAACAGTTCATCACACACAATAGGTGTAGCTTATTGGTACAATGGACTTATATCACAAGCTAAAGCTGATGCTATCTATGACAGATATGCAACAAGGTTTGGTTATTAATGGCTAGAAAAAAATCAATATCACCTAAACAGCTTGTAGACCAAGCGACAGGTATAAGACTTTCTGCCCATGAACGTCTGTGTGCAGAGCGTATGCAGACAATACAAAATAGTATAAATGAATTAAAAAGAGAAGTTAAATCTTTACGAACAGATGTTTCTACTGGAAAAGGAATGGTAAAAGTTTTAGTTTTCTTAGGAACAATAGTAGCAACCATAATTGGTGTGCTAAATATAAAGTAAAGGTGGTAACGTAGTGTTTAAAATTACAGCATTACTCTGCGTATTAGCAGTAAATGGTGAAAATTTATGTATGTTTGGTGATTTACCTACTTCACAAAAATATAATACACCGCAAGAGTGTTTTAGTGTTGCACGTGAAATAGGTGAAGCAGTAAACGAAGAATTTATTAGAAGAAACATTAGCATAAGTATGCAATGTGTAAAAATAGGAGAAGCAGTATGATGATATATGGTGAAACGCTTACACAATGGAAAAACCATGTTGTAACGAAAATTAAAGACAACAAGAAAGTAGTTATAGCTTTCTGTGTGTGGTCTATATTTCTATATTGGTTATAAAAATGTTACCTTATAGATTATTATTTAACATAGGCTCTAAAGCTGTTGGTACTTTTATGCAAAGAAGGCAAGAAAAAAGCCAACGTAAACACGATATTGCTATGCGAGAAATGGCAACAGGTAATGAAAGAGCTAAAAGAAATGGCTCATTAATACTAGATTTAGTATTAGGTGCGTTTATATTAGCACCTTTAGGTATACTTGCCTACGCTACATTTTATGGTGATATGGCAATGTTACAAAAAGTAGAGTTTTATTTTGACAAATTAAAAGAGATACCAGAAGTATATTTATATTTAATTTTCATTGTAGTGGGTGGAAATTATGGTATATCAGTTACTAATTTATTAACTAACAAAAAGTTTAAATGATGAAAGTCAGTTCAGAAACATCAGTAGCTATGCCAATTAAGAACATGATTGGTATAATTGCGGCTGTTGCGGCAGGAATATTTGCTTATACAGAAATAACAGCTAGACTTACATCTTTAGAAACAAGTCGTGAGTTAATGAACGCTGACCTTCTCAAAAAAAGTGAACAAACAACTACAGACCAAGAACAATTTTTGTTGTTGGAGAGTTTATTTTCTGACGTAGAGAAGTTACAAAAGACTCAAGAACAAAATATGACTAATAAAGTTAATATTGAATTTACACAAGAACAATTAAAAAAGGCTTTGAGAGATATTGAAAAATTAAAAGACAAAGTCAGAGAAAACGGAAAGAATTACTAATGGTAGAAACAGTTGTTGCATTGTTAATGATAGTTAATAATGAAATTAAAGAACATAGAATACAGCCATCTATGAGTGAGTGCCTTAAAGGTAAGAGGATTGCCATGAGGTCAACAAAATCAGGTGGTAATGTACGATATGAGTGCCTAAAATCTGAGGCAGAATTAGAATTGTATTTAGGTAAAAAACATATTAAAAAGTTAATACTAAAATAGGAGCTATATGGCTACAGGTCTTGATGACTTAATACAACCAAGTAAAGACGAAATTATAAAAAACTTAAAAGAAGAAAATAAAGAATTAAAAAAAGAAAAAGAAGAGCTAGAACGTAAAGTTAAGAATGAACAAGAGTCTAGGCTTATGGAATATCACACCCCTTAATCATGGCTAGAGTTAATTTTAAACACATAGAAGTAAGAGAAAAACCTAAGAAGAGAAAAGGCAGACATGCAAAAAGACCAAACAAAAAATTCAACAGAAAAAAATACAGAGGACAAGGTCGTTAATATTGATGATATTGTCAAAGAATTACCAGAATTATTGGTCAAACATGCGTATACAAAATTAAAATCAGGAGAAGAGCTAACAGCTTCAGAGATGAAAGTGTGTTTAGAGGTTTGTAAAACTTATAGTACAGATAATCTTAATAAAAAACCTGAAAACATTTTAGACAACGTACCGTTTGATACAGATGGATAAACGAATAAAGAATTTTAAAAATTTTTTGTATCTGTGTTGGAAACACTTAAATTTACCAGAACCAACACCTATACAGTACGATATAGCTGATTATTTACAATCAGAAGACAAAAGATTAGTTATAGAAGCATTTAGAGGTGTAGGTAAATCATGGATTACTTCAGCATTTGTCTGCCATCAATTACTTCTAAATCCACAACGTAATATATTAGTTGTATCTGCATCTAAAAGTAGGGCTGATGACTTCAGTACATTTACACAGCGTTTAATCGCTGAGATGCCAATATTAAAACACCTAGTACCTAAAGACAACCAAAGACATTCTAAGGTTAGTTTTGACGTAGCACCTGCTCGTGCATCACATGCACCTAGTGTAAAGTCTATGGGTATTACAGGTCAACTTACAGGTTCACGTGCAGACTTAATTATTGCAGATGACGTAGAGTCAGCTAATAACTCACAAACACAACTTATGCGTGATAGACTTAGTGAGACAGTAAAAGAGTTTGACGCTATTATAAAACCAGAAGTAGGACGTATTATATTTCTAGGTACACCACAGACAGAAATGTCTTTGTATAATAGCTTAGAAGAACGTGGGTTTAAAACAAAGATATGGACAGCATTGTACCCTAATAAAGTACAAAAGATAGGCTATGGTCACAAACTAGCACCTATTATTGCTGATGTGCATAACAAAGAAGGTAAACCTACAGATTATAAAAGATTTGATGAGGTAGACCTATTAGAAAGACTTAGTTCTTATGGACGGAGTGGATTTAACCTACAGTTTATGTTAGATACTACTATGTCTGACGCTAATAGATACCCTCTAAAACTAAATGATTTAATTGTAGCTTCAGGTTGTTCTACATGGAAAGAAGCTCCTGCTAAAATACAGTGGGCTAGTTCTCCTGAACAAATGAAAGCTATAGACCCTGAGTTACCCAATGTGGGACTCAAAGGTGACTATTATGTAGCACCTATGCACATGTCTAAAGAGTTTACAAAATTTGAAGGCACTATAATGTCTATAGACCCTAGTGGTCGTGGAGAAGACAAAACAGCGTATGCGGTGCTTAAAATGCTACATGGAGTGCTTTATTTGACTGCTGTAGGTTCATTAGATGGTGGTTATTCAGATGACACGTTATATAGGTTGTCTAATATAGCTAAAAAGAATAATGTAAACTATGTGGTCATAGAGTCTAACTTTGGTGATGGTATGGCTACAGCTTTACTAAAACCTATAATGGCTAAGATACACCCATGTGAAGTAGAAGAAGTAAGACACAATATACAAAAAGAAAAGCGTATCATAGATACTTTAGAGCCAATTATGAATGGTCATAGGCTT